GTATAGCTTAGCTGTGTCCCACGTGTACGACCCCATAGCTCTAGAAACCGCATTGCCATACAAGACTAAACTACTGGCAAAGAACGGCGCTGCACCAGGCAACTTACCGACATCGCGGTAGTATATGATGTCAGCCGCCGCTCGATGCTTTAAATCGTCCCATCTTGCATAAGCACTATCATGCAATCTACTGTAACTATCTAACCTATCTATAGGTTCGGACTTACCAAATGCAACACTAGTCTGAATTTTACCGTCAGAAATATAAGGTCCAGTATAACGCTGACCTATGACGTTACTAGTGTCCATTTGCGCCGCCCCCCAACCCTCAGCACGACAGCTCAAAGCCCTTAACCTGCGCTTGTAGGCAGAATTGGGGCTTCAAGTGTACCATTGGAAAGGCTTCAATGCCATGCTTACTCTGCAATGCCTTGTACAGTTCCTCAAAGAACGCGAACCGCTCATTGTCCCAACAATAATTTCTCATATGTGAACCAAGAGCGCCCGCCAAATCTTTGAGCGGGGTCCTGCGAAGCTTTTCGATATGCTTAGTAAACCTGACAGGCTGGTACTTCCACACACTACCATCACGGTACAACCGGTGGCTATAAAACTCAGACTTGTCAAGTCCAATTGTCGTATCGAAACCAGGTATCTTCACACCAAGAGACAATGATGTACGAAGATAAAGCTCCTTTTGCACGGGATCGGCGAATATCTTATTTTGATTATAAGTATCATCGCCTCCAGCATCGCACTTATTCTCCACTGGGTCGACAATCTTGGACTTGTCTACACCCATGAAGTACAGGACTCCAGTATCATGGACCACCTGTCCGACAGTGTTAGCAAAAATAGTCAACAACCAGCCCGAACGCATCAAGAACTCGCGGCTGACTACATACACTTTCCCGTTCGTACACCTGTACGAGGCTCTCAAAACTTGGGTGATGGCATACTGCACATCATCTAAGAAAGTCTCGTAAACAGTCACATCCATACTAGATGGCCTAATAAACATTTTAGCTAACACTTTCCTGAAGACACGGAAATGCCAACTGAGATAATTATAATCCCAGTTCGCTTTATCTCCAGCGTCCACCGGAAGGTCGCCATAACGCTCGGCCAAATGTTCAATGTGGCCTGGTAGTGAAGGGTTAAAAGCATACTTGAGCGGGCCTTGCTGCCACTGCTCAACTGCGTTCGCCAACAACGCTCCAAACAAACATTGACACTTAACTAGATAGTGTAAAGGTAAGCCTACAATGACGCGCGGCATACCAGCCTCTAGCTTCGCTTTCTTATGTGGTTCGATCTTAAGGAACACACGCCCTTCAATTGGGTCGTTCCACTTCTTATCCACAATCTCGGCAAAGCCAGCTGCTGTATAATGATCCAACACGTCAGCATTAGTAGGCATGCCTTCAAGCACGTACGGATACCCGGGCGACTTATGAGTCTCAACAGCAGTTGAATGGATAACCCGCAATATACTAAGCTTCGAACGCCAACTCTCAGGGGCATAGACGCTATAAGCACCACCCAACCTTTCCAAAGTGAGTGCTGCTATAGCATCAACCTGCTGCTCAGTTAACGTCATCGCCGCATTCTCGCGAGACACACCAAGTTCCAAGTGCTTCTTGAGGCTCATTTCCTCAGTCATCTCATCATTACGCGGATAATCG